CGAGATGTTGATAGATGTACTATTCGATTAGGAGATAGTTGGGCAATAGCTATTCCTATGGGAGACGGAAGTAAAATTAGAGGCTTGAGAGCACACATTATTATAGCGGACGAATTTGCAAGTATTAGTCCAGATATATACGAAACTGTAGTATCAGGCTTCGCAGCAGTATCTGCCAGTCCGATTCAGAACGTTAAAGAAGAAGCTAAAAAACAAGCCATGAAAGAAGCCGGTATATGGAACGATGATCTCGAAGCCTTAGATTATAAAATGGGTAATCAAGCTATAATTAGTGGCACAGCAGACTACGCTTTTAAGCATTTTGCTAGTTATTGGAAAAGATACAAATCTATTATAGAGAGCAAAGGTAGTATCGATGTGTTACAAGATATTTTTAGAGGAGAAGTACCCAGTAATTTTAACTGGAAAGATTATTGTATTATTAGAATTCCTTATGAATTAATTCCAAAAGGATTCATGGATGATAAACAGGTAAGTAGAGCCAAGGCTACTATTCATACGGGTGTTTACAATATGGAATACGCAGCCTGTTTCGTTAGCGATAGTGAAGGATTTTTTAGAAGATCTTTAATAGAAAGCTGTGTTGTATCTGATACCAAACCGATAGCTATAAATAATCAACCAATATTATTTGATGCTATAACACAAGGAAATGCTTCTTATCACTATGTCTACGGAATAGATCCAGCTAGCGAACAAGATAATTTTAGTATCACAGTTCTTGAGGTTCATCAAGACCATTCCAGAATCGTTTATTGTTGGACAACAAATAGAAGTAATTTTAAAGAAAGACAAAAAACAGGACTAGTAAATGAATATGATTTTTATGGATTTTGTGCTAGAAAAATTAGAAACTTAATGAAGATATTTCCATGTGCTAGAATAGGTATGGATGCTCAGGGTGGTGGCGTAGCAATAGAAGAAGCTTTGCACGATCCTAATAAACTTGAAGAAGGAGAACAGTTGATATGGCCAATTATAGACGCTAATAAGTATAGAGACACAGATGATCAGCCAGGACTACATTTAATAGAACTAGTACAATTTGCCAAGGCAGAATGGACAAGCCAGGCTAACCACGGATTACGTAAAGATTTAGAAGACAAGATTTTACTATTCCCTAGATTTGATAATCTGACTCTAGGATTAGCTTTAGACAGCGAAAATAAAAGCATACTAGAATCTGATCTAAATCCTATATACGACAGTCTTAGCGAATGTATTCTAGAAATAGAAGAACTTAAAAATGAATTGACCACAATAGTTATGACTCAAACTAGTACAGGACCAAATGCTAGAGATAGATGGGATACTCCAGAACTAAAATTACCAAATGGGAAAAAAGGAAGACTTAGAAAAGACCGATATAGCTCATTATTAATAGCTAATATGATAGCAAGACAAATGAATAGATCACTTAAAAGTATAGAATATGATATTATTGGAGGCAATGCTAAATTATCTAGTTATGGTAATAAAGGTCAAATGTATAGAGGTCCAGATTGGTTTACTAATGGAGGAGGAAATGATGATATCTACACTGGTATTTATAGATAATTAGTGTATTATATCAATACGATCACAATACAATCACAATAGGATTACTAAATGGCCAAAAAACCAGAAAAAAACCCAATCCAAAATGCTAACACGGTTCCAGAGGATGCTTATGTTGCGTGGGGTGATGACCTAGCCAGCAAGCAAGAAGCTCTTTCTAAATCATCAGCATCTTTAGATGAATTCACACTGGTAGACAGAAGCACGGCCACCAGAAGATATGGTTTAGATTACTCAAAACTTGATGGTCCAACTGGTGGTCGTCCAGGATTAACAAAATCAGATTACTACTACTTTAGGCCAGATGAAGCTCCTCCTCAAAAAATCAAGTTTATTTTGCGTCGAGCCGACGACATATATCAAAAGGTTGGACTAGTTAAAAATGTTATAGATCTCATGGGTGATTTTGCTAGCCAAGGAATAAGGCTAGTGCATAGAAATAAAAGAATAGAAAGATTCTATAGACAATGGTTCAAAAAAATCAACGGCAAAGACAGAAGCGAAAGATTTTTAAATAATTTATATAAAAGTGGTAATATCATTATTGATCGTAGAACAGCAAGAATAAGTTTAAAAGTAACAGATAAACTTTATAAAGCACTTGGACAATCAGACTATCAGATACAAGACATAGATCAAACAGATATAGAAAAAAGAGAAATACCTTGGAAGTATACTTTTATAGATCCTGTTTTTGTTGATGTTGCTGGAGGTGCGTTATCCTCTTTCTCAACCGATAAAAGATACGAACTGCAAATACCAGGAAATCTTAAAAAGATTATTAATAGTCCAAAAACAGATGCTGAAAGACAAGTTGTAGAATCCTTACCACCAGAAATTCTCGAATCAGCAAAATCAAAAAGTAAATATCCATTAGATCCAAATAAAACAATGGTATTTCATTATAAAAAAGATGATTGGCAGGCTTGGGCTTATCCTATGATTTATGCAATAATGGATGATATTTCCGTTATAGAAAAACTAAAATTAGCAGATATGGCGGCACTAGACGGAGCAATATCAAATATTAGAATTTTTAAACTTGGTAGCCTAGAACATAAAATTGCTCCTACCAAAGCAGCAACAGCAAAACTAGCACAAATATTAGGTAATAATGTTGGTGGCGGAACAATGGATCTTATATGGGGTCCTGACATTGAATTATTAGAAAGTAATACTAATGTTCATAACTTTCTTGGAGAAGGAAAATACATTCCACATCTTAATGCTATTTATGCAGGCTTAGGTATTCCTCCTACGCTAACAGGAACTTATGGAGCAGCTGGTACTACCAATAACTTTATAAGCTTAAAAACCTTAACGCAACGACTCCAATACGGAAGAAATGTATTAATCGATTTTTGGGAACATGAAATATCATTAATTCAAAAGGCTATGGGTTTTAAATATCCAGCCAAGATTGAATTTGATAGAATGGATTTAAGTAATGAAGAAAGCGAAAAAGCTCTATTAGTACAATTAGCTGATAGAAATCTAATTAGTGATGAACTACTACAAACAAGATTCGGTCTCGATCCAGATATCGAGAAATCCAGACTCAATAGAGAATACAGAGAAAGAAAGAGCAATAGAATGGTTCAAAAATCTGGTCCTTGGCACGATCCTCAATTAGAAAATGCTTTGAAGAAAATAGCTCTACAGTCTGGAATTGTATCTCCTAGTCAAGTTGGTCTTGATCTACAGAAAAAGAAACCCGGTGAACAAAATGCATTAGAGCAAAAAACTAAACCAGGTTTTCCAACGCAGTTGGCAAAAGATTCGCCAGAATCTTTGCCAGGACAACCAGGACAAGGACGCCCCAAAAATTCAAAAGATAGCGAACAGAGAAAAACAAAAGTGTTTAAGCCAAGAACAGGAGCAGCTATGGAAATATGGGCTGCTCGATCCCAAGATCAGATCGCTGAGATAGTTAATCCAATATTATTAGAGTTTTTTAATAAAAAAAATCTTAGAAGTTTATCATCGGATCAATCGCAAGAGCTAGATAGCGTAAAAACTAAGATTCTTTTCTCTATCAAACCATTTGCTAAAATAACACCAGAATTAGTTAATAATACATTAAAAACTATTAATAGTGTAGATATAAATACAATGTTTAACTACTATAATAAGTGGTCAAATTCTATACAAAACGAAACAGATATTGTGCTCTCAGTGGATGATCACAAACAAGCCAAAGCGTCATTTTATGTTATGGTGTACAGTAATGTACAAGATGGAGACAAATAATGCAAATATTCCAACAAGAATACGATGACGGATTATCAGATCAGATAAGAGCTTCTGCATCAATATCTTATGCAAGCTTAGTTGATCCATGCTCTAATCAGGGTTTTTTGAGCAAAGTTAAAAATATAAAAAGTATAGCCTCTATAAAAGATGCTGATTTATATTATGTTCAATCTATTTTAGTAACATCTAGTTGGAATAAAAATGATGATATTTTTGATAAATCAGAAGTTTGGCTCGCTAGAAATACTCCAGAAGATAAGCCTACAAATCTAGAACATAATGAAAATCTTATTATTGGTCATATTATTTCTAATTGGCCAATTACAGAAGATGGTATTTTAATTGATGAAAATACTCCACTAGATAATTTACCAAATAAATATCATATACTAACAGGATCGGTTGTTTACAAAGGTTTTAGTGATCCTGAGTTAAAATCTAGATCAGAAAAATTAATATCAGAAATAGAATCTGGTCAAAAATATGTTAGTATGGAATGCTTTTTTAATGGATTTGATTATGGCTTAGTTGATAAGTCAACTGGAGAATACAAAATTTTATCAAGAAATAATGAAACAGCATATTTGACAAAACATCTTAGATGCTATGGTGGATTAGGTGAACATGAAAACTATAAAATAGGCAGAGTTCTTAGAAATATTACCTTTTCCGGTAAAGGATATGTTGACAAACCAGCAAATCCAGATAGTATAATATTCACTAAAAATAATTTGCATCCCAAGTTAGATAACATTGAGACAGAGCCAGTTGCTGTCGCAGAAGAAGTTATTGAAGAAAAAAAACCCGATTTTTCATTTGGAGGTGTATCTGATAATCAGTCAATACTAAATACGGAGAAATCTATTATGAGTGATATTGAGACAGTTTTAAAAGACGTAGCTGAAATCAAAAACAAGGTCGAATCCATGATGGATTGCTCTCAAGTAGCAAAAGAGGCCTACGCTTCAGCCGCAGCCCTAAAAGACCAAACAGTAGAACTTCAAAACACTATTGCATCAAACAATTCAACAATCGATGAACTCAAAACATCTTTAGAAACCGTTGCTCTAGAAAAAGAAGAAGCAATGAAAAAGATGAAGGAAGAGTATGCGATGAAAGAAGAAGAAATGAAAAAGATGAAAGCTGAATTAGACGCCACTCTGGAAGTTATTGCTGCTTATAAAGATAAAGAAGCAGAAATGATGAAGAAAGAAAAAAAGATGAAAAGAATGGCAACCCTAATTGAGACAGGTCTAGACACAGAACTTGCTACTAGCACAGTAGAAAAATTCGAAAGTTTAGATGATGCTTCTTTTGATAGCATGACCGAAGTCTTCGCTACCATGCACAATATGCATGACAAGAAGAAAAAGAAGATGGAAGAAGAAGCAATGATGATGAAAAAGAAAGCATCCGAAGAAGAAACACAACCCGCGATTGCTGATCCATCGGTTCTAGAGACTGCTGAAGTTGACGAAACCGATATTAATTTGAGTGTTGGCGGAGAAGAAGAATCTTCTTTAGAGTCAACTAGGGCGGCTTTAGTTGAATTTGTTGAAAGTAGACTAGGTAAGAAACTTTAATAAGGGAGATTAAAATGGCTCTTAAATCAGATCGTATCGAAGCATATACAGATATTTCGTTCTTCATGGATACAGTCGGTGACCGCGGCGGCATTGTTATTCACGGCTCAAGCGGAAGTGGCGTATCAATGGACGACGGTAATGCTGTTGTTCTATATCCAACAGGCGTTGTCTCTGGTACCAAACCAGCCGGTCTTCTACTAAATGATGTTGTTAATATTGACCTAACCCGTCAACACATTAACTGGTATCGTGATGAAGTTCAGGCTGGCGGCAAAGTAACCCTTTTACGTCAAGGTCAGGTCACAACTGACGTTGTAGCAACAGGTCTTACAATTGCTGCTGGCACACCAGCTTATTACGACGCCTTTGGTAGATTAACTACAGTTAGTACCAACAGTACACAGGTTGGTAGATTCTTGAGTAGCATGGATTCCGACGGTTATGTCAAAGTAGATATCAATATCACCTGAAAGGGAGAAAAAAATGTCAGCTAAAACACAGAAATTTCAGCCAACCCCAGAACTAACAGATCTTTTAGTTCGTTCTGGATCACAAAATAGAGAAGTTGCTCTTGCTGCCAACGCAGAGTTTGCTAAAGCTCTTGAGCTGCCATTAAGAAAAGGTCTTCTTAGTGGTGATATTCTTGATGGTATTTTTGAGCCAATCCAATTAGCTCAAAGCGCTACTCCAGAATTTCCTCTTGATTTTCTAGCTCCTGGCACCGAGAAAGATTTCGTTGCCTATACCATTCCCAATCATGGCTATATTCCAGAGCGCCATGTTGAGAGTGATTATGTCATGGTTCCAACCTATGACATTGGTGCTAGTATCGATTATCTTCTAAAGTATGCTCGTGACGCCCGCTGGGACGTTGTTGGTCGTGCTATGGAAGTACTAGAGGGTTCATTTGTAAAGAAAATGAATGATGACGGATGGCACACTATTCTAGCCGCCGGTGTTGATCGCAACATCGTTGTTTATGATAGCGATGCTGCTTCCAATCAGTTTACCAAGAGATTAGTTAGTCTCATGAAAACCGTTATGCGCAGAAATGGCGGCGGTAATAGTGCTAGTAACAATCGTGGTATGTTAACTGATCTTTATGTTAGTCCAGAAGCTATGGAAGATATCCGTAATTGGGGTATTGACCAAGTTGATGAACTTACACGCAGAGAGATCTATACCGCTGCTGATGGTACTCTTAATAGAGTATTCGGCGTTAATCTACACGACCTAGACGAACTAGGTGTTGGCCAAGAATATCAACTATTCTATAGTAATGTTCTAAGCGGATTAATGGGCAGCGATACAGAAATTGTTGTTGGTCTTGATCTTCGCAAGAGCGACAGTTTCATCATGCCCGTTCGTGAACAGGTTCAGATCTTCGAAGACGAGACTCTACATCGTCAAAAGAGAGCTGGTTTCTATGGTTGGGCTGAACAAGGTTTTGCTGTTCTTGATAACCGTAGGGTTCTTATTGGCTCACTATGAGATCTTGATTTATCTTAGCTTAAAAGAAAAGGCTGGCATTATTGCCGGCCTTTTTTTTAGGTGTATTATCTTAATGAATACCCATGAGGTACTAGTATGCCAGCAAGCCAATACAACTTCGCTATAGAGCAGGGTTCTTCTTTTAGAATGAATCTTATATACAAAGATGATAATGGTAATATTATAGATTTAACTAATTGGTGCGCTAGATTAATTTGGATAACTAATAAAAATACAACACAAATATTTAATACTACTAATTTAGACTATAGTGTGTATAAATTTAGCATTATTGGTAATGAAGGTAAAATTTCTCTATTAATTCCAGCTGAAACAACAAATAATTTTGATTTTAATACAGCTAAGTACGATCTTGAGCTTCAAAGCCCTGATGATCTTTATGTTGGAGGAGGTAAATATACAACAAGAATTTTGTATGGTGTAATATCTATTGATAAACGATTTAGTAAATCAGACTCAGCTTTGGATTGTATACCATGAGCTATGTTGAAGTTTTGGAAACTAAATATATTCTTGATATAGAAACTAGTATACAAAATACTATTAATAATATTACTATTGAAAAATTTGATAATAGTTCGATAGAAATTAATACAGGTTCATCTAATATTGTTTTGGCATCTGATATTATTGGTCTAGATAGCTATCTTAATGAGTTTTTAGATGATGCTGAAATAGATTGCGGAACTCCATAAAATAATAAGAAAGGTTTAAATTATGCCAGTTAACACAAGACTTCAGGTACGTAGAGGTTCCGCTAGTGGTTGGACAAGTGCTAACCCAACACTATACGCTGGTGAAATAGGTTATGAGACAGATAGTGGTCGTCTTAAAATAGGTGACGGAACCACAGCCTGGACAAGTCTTGATTATAACGTTGTTGTTCCTACTGGTTTTTTAGCTGGTAGCGGACTTAGTGTTAGTGTAGCAGCAGACGGATCCACAGTAACATACAGTCTTAGTGATCCAACAATCCAAGTTAGCGATATTACAGATTTTGTTGATGGAGTTAATGATAGAGTAGCAGATCTAATCACTGCAGGCAATGGTATTCAATTAACATATACTGATAATGGTAACGACACTAGCTCTTTAAATTTTGCTGTTACAGGCATTAGTTTAAGTAATCACACCCATACACTATCTGCTATAACAGATGTTACAGCTAGCGCCACAGAGGTTAATTATCTTGACGATAGCACTCCTGGCACCGGCGTTGCTGGTAAAGCTGTTGTGTTAGATAGTAATCTAAACATAACCAATCTTGGAAATGTTAGCACAACAGGCACTGTTACTGTTGGTGGAGATCTTATTGTTAATGGAAGCACAGTGACTGTTAATAGCACTGTTACAACTCTTGATGATCCTATTCTAACACTAGGAGGAGATACTGCTCCTGGTAGTGATGATAATAAAGATCGTGGCGTAGAATTCCGTTATTTTAGTGGTAGTGCTAAAGTAGGATTTTTTGGCTATGATGATAGTACTGGTAAGTTTACATTTATTCCAGATGCTACTAATACTAGCGAAGTATTTAGTGGAACTAAAGGAGAGGTTGATGCTAATGTTGATTGGACTAATATTCTAAATAAACCAGATCCTGTAGTTGCTGTTAATCTAACTGGTGATGTTACTGGTAGCGGTAATTTAACAATGACTGACTTGGCTGGCGGTACTATTAGTATTAGCACAACCATAGGATCCAATAGCATAGCTTTAGGCACAGATACTACTGGTAATTATGTTGCTAGCATAACAAATGGTAACTATATTACTGGTGGAGATGGAGGTAGCGAAGGAGCCGCACTAACACTCGCTGTTGATGCTGCTACCACAAATACTGCTAACAAAGTTGTTGCTCGTGATGGTAGTGGTAACTTTGCTGCTGGCACTATCACAGCCAGCGGTTTAACCGGAGTTAACGCTAGCTCTCCTGTTACTATTAGTTATGCTGTTATTGACGGAGGATCGCCCTGATGTATTCTTTTAAGCTTAAAGGAAATAAATGCTTATTTAAAGATGGAAATTTTTATGTAAGAAAAAATCCTATTATTTATATATCAAGTATAAATACCTTATTCAAGCATTTGATTCCTTAAGGTTTAATGATTGTGGACAAAACTATTGGACCTTTTACTATAAAAGGTATATAATAACAGTATAACATGGACCAGTAGAATTTTATTATGCCAGCTAATACCACAATAAAAATTCGCAAAGGAACCGAAAGCGATTGGCAAAGCTCCAATCCGGTTTTAGCTAGTGGTGAGCCGGGATATGCTACCGATACTAATAGATTTAAAATTGGAAATGGATCTTCTAATTGGAATTCATTAAGTTATACAAGCGTTGTTCCGAGTGGATTTTTAGCTGGTAGTGGCATTAATATTATTTTAGGATCGAACGGATCTTCAGCTACTATTTCTGTAAGTGGCTTAAATAGTAGTTATATCAGCGATCTTAATGAAGCGATTGATGATCGTATTGGAAATGGATTATTAGTAGCGGGCACCGGAGTTAGTTTTAGCTATAATGATCCATCTGGAACATTAACACTAAATAATCTTCATACCGAGATTAACGTTCTTTCTCAAGAACCCCAAGGATTCGTAAATCGAACAGATAGCGTTCTTAGTTTTAACGATAGTACTAGAACCTTTACTATTCAACCAACTGGCTCTAAATATGATATTTATATTGAGGGTGTGAAAGTTACCAAAACAGCTTCCGAAAGTATTGTTATAGGTAGTGGAACAGCACTCAACTATTTACATTTTAATACCGATACTGGATTATTAGATAATAAAACAACACGGTTCGATTTTGATACTGATGTGCCAATTGCATATATTCATTGGAATGCTGATATTAACCAAAGCACATTTTTTGGAGAAGAACGCCACGGTATCCGAATGGATAGTGTTACCCACAAATGGATCCATAATACTTTTGGCATTCAATATATTGAAGGATTAAGTATTGGTAATTATGTATTATTAGGAAATGGTAGCTCAAATAGTCATGCTCAAATTAGTATTAGCAATGGAACTCTTTATCAAGAAGATATCATTATTAATATTGCTGATGGTGATAATGGAGTTGAATTTACTCAACAACTAGATCCTATTGCTTACATTCCTACTTATTATCATAGTGGAAGTACTGGTCAGTGGGTAAGAGGTTCTGGAACACCATATCCAGTTAAATATGATGCTACCAGAGCACAATACAATTTGTTCTCTGGTGGAACTTGGACAACGCCAAACGTTCCTAATAACCGATATTTTGCTATGTGGATTGTGGCCACTAATGATATTAATGATCCTATACTAGCCATTGTTGGTCAAAGAGAGGATAGCAGTTTAGGTAGTGCTGAAAATCATAATATTTGGTCCGATCTAAACTTAGCTAATATTCCAGCTAGTGAAATCAAACCACTCTATAGATTGATATTTGTAACAAATAGTAGTTATACTAATACTCCAAAGAGTAGTTTACAAAGTATACTAGATCTTAGACTGAGTGTATCATCAACAATTAACGGCGTGACTCAGAACGATCATGGATTATTATTCGGCCTTGGAGATGATGATCACTCTCAATATGTTCATATAAACACAGCACGAACTATTACTGCTAATCATACTTTCACTAATGGACTAACTATTAGTAGCGGATTGCTAAGTGCAACTAGTGGTAATTTTACTAGTCTAACTGTTAATGGTACCGGTGTTAGCGTTAGTGGTCACACACATACTGCCTCTCAGATAACAGATTTTAACGAGGCTGTGGATGATCGCGTAGGTAGCGGACTTTTTGTGGCCGGAACTGGTATTAACTTAAGCTATAATGATGGTGGTAATAGCTTCACAGTTAGCGTCACAGGACTCATAAACAATCCTACTAATAACAGAATTCTTACCAGTAGAGATAGTACTACTACTGGTATTGATGCTGAGAGTAATGCTACTTTTGATGGTACCACATTATCAGTTAGTGGAGCTATAACTGTTGATAATCTTAAGTTTGATGGCAACAGTATTACTAGCACAAATAATGGTGGTAATATAATTATTCAACCAAGTGGCGATGGGGCGCTACAAAGAAATAGTACGGGCAACTCCAGAGGCGACTATGCTGTTGATTTACAGGGAGTTCTCGGCTTTGATGACAGGGTTGCTTTTGGTGGATATGGCGTAATAGGTGGCGGCGGATGGAATAGTGCTGGCGATACTAGTGTTGTGGCCGGTGGATTTAATAATATGGCGAATGGGTCTTCGTCGGTTATATGCGGTGGGCAAGTTAATAGAATTAGTGGAGAGTACAGCTGCATATTAGGCGGAGCAAATAATATTACTAGCGGTAACTACAGCTCTATATTAGGTGGTCAAAATAATAATGATGGTAATTATAATAATGTATTTATTCTAGGTAGCGCAATAACTGCTACAAGAGCAAATACGACCTTCACTCAAGATTTAATTTCTCAAAGCGGAAGATTTACTGCTTTGACCATTAATAATACAGGAGTTAGCATTAGTGGCCACTCTCATGTTGTAAACGATATCACAGACTTTTCAACAGGAGTAGCCGATGAGGTTAGCACTACACTATCTGCTGGCACAGGAATCAATCTTAGTTATGATTCTGGAAGTGATACATTAACAGTTAGTGTTAGTGGATTAATTAATAATCCAACAAACAATCGTATTCTTACTAGCAGAGATAACACAACCATAGGAATAGATGCTGAGAGTAATCTTACATTCGATGGTACTACTTTTGTTTGTAGCGGAAATGCTAGAATAGGAACTTTTCATTATATTGATGTTAGTAGTGATTTAATTTTTATTAGAGATAATAATGATAATATAATATTTACTACCGAAGAACTCCAGATACGTGACTACAATACTAATACCGTTTCAATAGATTGGGGTAGTAGAACATTAAACAATAGTTATGATCAGGCGGTACTAAACTGGTATGGATCAGGAGTTTCTGTTGGTGTTGGCGGTCCAGGTCAAGTAGATAACTATGGTCTATATGTTACTGGTAGTGGTTATTTTAGTAATAATGTAACAATAAATAATCAAACCGCAAATACAGTAGCTAGTTTTGATAGCAATAAGAATGTAGTATCTCTACCAACATCTACTTATCCATCTTTAACAGAATTAAGTTATGTTAAGGGCGTCACAAGCGCACTACAAACTCAACTTAATGCTAAACAAAACTCTCTTACTAATCCAGTTACAGGAACTGGAGTTGCTAGTCACATAGCCTATTGGAATAGTAGCAGCGGCATAGTCGCAGATAGTGGTCAATTATACTGGGATGCTACTAATGATAGACTTGGCATAGGAACAACAACTCCTAGCGGTCAATTACACGTAATTGGTACTGGCATAATTACTAGTGGGTTAGGAATAGGAACTGCAAGTCCAGCGACAATACTACACGCATACAATCCTGTTTCATCTTCTAGCTTAAGCGAGGTCGCCAGGTTTGGATCTTCAGGAGTATATGATGGTAATTTTAGAATCATGGTTGGCTCAACATCTGATAGGGGAGGAGAATTAAGATACTACGAAGGAAGCACAGAATATTCTAGAGTTAACTTTGATGTTAATAGAATAGATTTTATGACTAGAGGAGCGTATCCTATTAATTTCCTAACTAATAATAATGGAAATGAAGGACACAATCAGCGCATGACTATCACTAGCGCCGGTAATATTGGTATAGGCACCGCCACTCCTAGTGGTCACCTTCACGTTATTGGTAGTGGTATTTTTACTAGTGGATTAAATATAGATAATCAAACAGCAAGCACTATCGCTAGTTTTGATAGTGGTAAGAATATAGTCTCGCTATCAACCGCTACCTATCCTTCATTAACAGAATTAAGTTATGTGAAAGGTGTTACTAGCGCACTACAAACTCAACTTAATGCTAAACAAAATACCTTAACAAATCCTGTTACTGGTACAGGAGCAGCGAATCATATAGCATACTGGACTAGTAGTAGCGGAATAGCTCACGATGCTAGTCAATTATTTTGGGATGCTACTAATAATAGACTAGGTATAGGTACCTCTTCACCATCTGGAGCATTAAATGTTATAGGAACTGGATTATTTTCTACGACAACAGGGATAGTTCCAAATGCTTTACTAGATCTGTATTCAGCCACTAGTGGAGATATGATATTTAATGTTGAGGGTACTAATGGGTCATTATTTAGTGTTATAGATAGCTTAAGCGGTTCTTTAATGAGTGTTAATAATAATGCTGGATTACCAGTATTTGAAGTATTTAGTGATGATAGAGTTATTGGTGGACGATATAATCAAAATGATTTTGTAATTAGTAGTGGTGGTAATGTTGGAATTGGAACAGCGTCGCCCACCTCAAAACTTCATGTTATTGGCTCTGGTCTATTTAGTTCAGATATTAATGCTAATAGATTTATTAGCTCACAATCATCTGGCGATGAGGGTGGAGAAATATTACTCAATAAACCAGCAACAAATAGTTCCATTAGTGGTAATCTCACAATAGATTTATGGCAAAATAGATTACGAATTTTTGAGACCACAGGATCTAACAGAGGATACTATCTAGATATAACAGAGGGTGCTGCGACCGCAGGAACTCCATTAAAAACAAAAACTTTAAGATTATTTACAGCTCTAGATAATCAACCTCCAGCATCCGCATTTGCAACATTAGATACGAGAAACAGTATTGCTGTTTTAGATTTTGATGACACTACTGAAGAAAGCTGTGTTTTTATTGGTGTTATACCAGATAATGCTAATCTAGCATCAGGACTTTCAGTACGAATTCATTGGATGGCCACTAGTGCTACTACAGGCAATTGTCGTTGGGGTGTTCAATTTGAAGATATGAATACCGACGAGGATGCCGATTCATTCGATACCGCAACAGAAGCCCATTCTGCTACTAATGGCACCGCAGGAATACCAACCACAACAACAATAACATGCACAACCATAGATTCATTAGTTGCTGGTGATTTCTTTAGAATTAAAATTTATAGAGATGTCAGTGATACTACTAATGACACTATGACTGGAGATGCTGAACTTATTGCTGTGGAAGTTAGGAGTGTACTATAATGGCATATAGTTTTACTGCTGCTAGTTCTCAAAGTATTAGCTGCAATAGTCCAGCGTCGTTATCGACTGTTTATCCGATTACATTATCGGTATGGGTATATGCTACTACAGATACGCTAAACATGACTCCTCTAGGCTGGTATCAAGCCGCCACGAATCAAAGTTCTCGTATTTTATTTGCCGGTGCAGTTACTGACCGTCCAGTTAGAGCAAATCTTTTAACGGCAACAAACTATATTAGTCAAATTGTTCCAGGATTTACCATAAACACATGGCACCATGCTTGTGGCGTATTCGAATCATCGACATCTCGTACTATTTATAGAGACGGAGCAGCTGGCAATACCAATACTGTGGATGCTACTCCCACGTCATTAACCAGAATCCTAATAGGAACTCATGCTGGAACACAAAATTTTGATGGTTACATTAGTGATGTGGCCATATGGTCAGCAGCACTAAATACAGGAGAAATTAACAGTTTATCTAAAGGATTTTCAGCTAAACGAATAAGACCTCAATCATTAGAATTTTACGTTCCACTGATAAGAAATTTACAAGACTATAGTTCAAATTCAACACTAACAAATAATAATACAGCAACCACTATTCAGCATAATAGGATATACTCATGACACTATATTATCACAAAAATAATTATGAGGTAAAAGATTTAGACGACTCTTTAATACAAGGATGGATAGATAACGATAATCCCAAAATAGATCAATGGATATTATTACCACCAAGACCTAGCGAGAATCATTATTGGAATAATGGGGAGTGGATATTAGTGACTCCGACCGTACCAGAAAGTGTGAGCGCAAGACAAATTAGACTATGGTTAATAAATAATGGCATTCAATTAGCTCAAGTAGAAAATGCTATAAATAATATAGAGGATCCAATAACACGAGAAATTATAAAAGTTGAATGGGAGTATGCTCCTTATGTTGAACGTAATCATCCTATGCTAGTTCCGCTAGCTCAGGCTCTAGGATTAACAGAAAATCAAGTTGATACTGCTTTTATAGAAGCTCAATATATATAGGAAAATATGATGTCTATATACGGAGGACCAGATATTATAACGGATGGTTTAGTATTTTGCATGGATTTTGCCAATTCTAAATGCTATCCTGGTTCTGGAACTAGTTGTTTTGATCTTGCGAATAGCGCGAATATTGGAGAATTAGTTAATAGTCCAACTTTTACTACTAGTGTTAATAATAAGTTTTTTACTTTTAATGGAACAACTAATAGTAGAGTTATTAGAATTCCAAATAATACTACGCTAGATACTCAAACACCATCTGTTGAGGTATGGTTTAGAACAGCTTCTTTAAATCAAAACGGATTCTTTTTCGAAAAAGGAACTGTTAATACTCAATATAGTTTATTTCAAGAAGGAGTAACTATCAGATGGAGGAGAATGGTTCCATCATTTAGTAGTACATCAATAATAGGATCTAATTATATGGTTATAAATAGATGGTATCAAATGGTAGCAACATATACTAGTGGATCAGCAAAAATTTATATCAATGGATCTTTAGCAATTAATGATAATGTTAGTGGAACAATATCAACAAATTCTGGTGGAATGAGTATAGGTGCTTATGGAGGATATGCTGGTGCGCGAGATTATTATTATAATGGTGATATTGCTATTACCAGAGTTTATAATAAAGAATTATCATTCAATGAAATTTTATATAACTACAATGCTACAAAAGCAAGGTTTGGATTATAATGGCTAGTTTATATGGGCCTCGTATAATAACAGATGGACTAGTATGCTATCTTGATGCTGCTAACACTAAAAGTTATC